TGAAGAGCCGTCTATACCTGAAGTACCTGATGAACCACTTGTACCTGAAGAACCATCTATACCTGAAGTACCTGAAGAACCACTAGTACCTGAGGAACCTGAAGTGCCTGAAGAACCTGATGTGCCTGAGGCACCTGTCATACCTGAGGAACCTGAGGTACCTGAAGAGCCACTTTCACCTGTAGCTCCTGATGTGCCTGAAGAACCACTAATGCCTGAAGAGCCACTGGTGCCTGAAGAACCTGAAGTACCTGAAGAACCTGAAGTACCTGAAGCACCTGTTATACCCGAGGAACCTGAAGTTCCTGAAGAGCCACTTTCACCTGTAGCTCCTGAGGTGCCTGATGAACCTGACGTACCTGATGAACCTGATGTGCCTGATGAGCCATCCTCACCTGTAGCCCCTGAAGTACCTGACGAACCTGATGTACCTGAAGAACCACTAGTGCCTGAAGAACCATCTATACCTGAAGTGCCTGAGGAGCCTGAAGTACCCGATGAGCCTGATGTGCCTGAAGAACCACTATCCCCTGTAGCTCCTGATGTACCCGAGGAACCACTAGTACCCGAAGAACCAGAAGTACCTGAGGCTCCAGTCATACCTGATGAACCACTAGTACCTGATGAACCGCTAACACCTGAAGAGCCTGAAGTGCCTGAAGTGCCTGAAGAACCTGAAGTACCTGATGAACCGCTAAAACCTGAGGAGCCACTAGTACCTGAAGTACCTGATGAACCACTAGTACCTGATGAACCACTAGTACCTGATGAGCCTGAAGTACCCGATGAACCTGATGTACCAGAGGTACCTGATGAACCACTAATACCTGATGAGCCTGAAGTACCCGATGAACCTGATGTACCTGAAGAACCACTAGTACCTGAAGAACCTGATGTACCCGAAGTACCTGAGGAGCCTGAAATACCCGATGAGCCTGATGTACCTGAAGTTCCCGATGAGCCCGAAATACCTGAGGAGCCTGATGTACCCGAAGCACCTGTCATACCTGATGAACCGGAGGTGCCTGAAGAGCCACTAATACCTGATGAACCACTGGTGCCTGCAGAACCACTAGTACCTGATGAACCTGAAGTACCCGATGTACCCGATGAACCTGATGTACCAGAGGTACCTGATGAACCACTAATGCCTGATGAGCCTGAAGTACCTGATGAACCTGAGGAACCACTAGTACCTGAGGAACCTGATGAGCCTGAAATGCCTGAACTACCTGAAGTTCCTGAAGAACCTGAAACACCTGAGGTGCCTGAAGAACCTGAGCTGCCTGAAGTACCTGATGAACCTGATGTGCCTGAGGCCCCTGTCATACCTGATGAACCACTAGTACCTGAAGAGCCTGATGTACCCGAAGTACCTGAGGAGCCACTAATACCTATGGCGCCTGAGGTGCCTGAGGTGCCTGATGAACCTGATGAACCTGAGGTGCCTGAGGAACCACTAATACCTGATGTGCCTGAAGAACCTGAAGTACCTGAGGCACCTGTCATACCTGAAGAACCTGATGTGCCTGAAGAACCACTTATGCCTGAAGTACCTGATGAACCTGCAGCACCTGAAGTGCCTGATGAACCTGAGATACCTGATGTTCCTGAAGAACCTGAGATACCCGATGTACCCGAAGAACCTGATGCTCCGGGGGCTCCCGCTAGGTTTATACACCATTGTTGAGAACCACTAAAAGTCCCTGTAGAAGAGGTAACTATAATACTAATGCCCCCTGTTCCCGAATTATAGGACCCAACCGTTCCTTCAATTAGGTTATTAACATTACCTGGGGTAGCCAATATTATACTTTGTCCCGTTGTATAAGCTAATCCAATTCCTATAACAAGATTAAGGGTACCCGAAGCGGGGGAAGTGAGGGATTGGGTACTACAATTGGCGTATATGTCACCATCCTCACCTGATGAACCCGAAGTACCCGAAGAACCACTAGTACCTGAAGAACCTGATGTACCTGAAGAACCTGATGTTCCTGAGGCACCTGTCATACCTGAAGAACCTGATGTGCCTGAGGAACCTGAAGTACCTGATGAGCCAGCTGTACCTGAGGTACCAGATGAGCCTGATGTGCCTGAAGAGCCACTAGTACCTGAAGAACCACTAGTGCCGGAAGAACCACTAGTACCTGAAGAGCCACTAGTACCTGAAGAGCCACTAGTACCTGAGGAACCCGAGATACCACTAGTGCCTGAGGAACCACTAGTACCTGATGTACCTGAGGAACCACTAATACCCGATGTACCTGAAGAACCTGAAGTGCCAGATGAACCCGAAGTGCCTGAAGTTCCTGAAGAGCCATTTATCCCAGAGGTGCCGGAAGAACCTGAGGTACCCGAAGATCCTGAAGTGCCAGATGAACCATCGATACCCGAAGTACCTGATGAACCTGATGTGCCCGAAGCCCCCGTCATTCCTGAGGAACCTGAGGTGCCTGATGATCCTGAAGAGCCGGCGGTGCCTGAGGTACCTGAAGAACCACTAGTACCTGAAGAACCTGAGGTACCTGAAGAACCATCTATACCTGAGGTACCTGATGATCCTGAAGAGCCGGAGGTGCCTGAGGTTCCTGAAGAACCACTAGTACCTGAAGAACCTGAGGCACCTGAAGAGCCTGATGTACCAGAGGTACCTGATGAACCACTAATGCCTGATGAGCCTGAAGTACCTGATGAACCTGATGTACCTGAAGAACCACTAGTGCCTGAAGAACCACTAGTACCTGCAGAACCGCTAGTACCTGAAGAGCCTGAAGTACCTGAAGTACCCGAAGAACCGTCTATACCTGAGGTACCCGACGATCCTGATGAACCTGAGGTGCCTGAAGAACCTGATGTGCCTGAAGAACCACTAGTACCTGCCGAACCGCTAGTACCTGAAGAGCCTGAAGTACCTGATGCACCCGTCATACCCGAAGAACCTGAAGTACCTGATGAACCTGCAGTACCTGAAGAGCCATCTATGCCTGAAGTGCCCGATGAACCTGAAGTGCCTGATGAACCACTAATACCTGATGAACCACTAGTACCTGAAGTGCCTGATGAACCACTAGTACCTGATGTGCCTGATGAGCCACTAGTACCTGAAGAGCCACTGATGCCTGATGATCCCGATGTGCCTGAGCTACCTGAGGTGCCTGAGGAGCCTGAAAAACCTGAAGTGCCTGATGAGCCGGATGTACCTGATGTACCTGATGAGCCTGAAGAACCACTAGTACCTGAAGAACCTGAGGTACCTGAAGAGCCATCTATACCTGAAGTACCCGAAGAACCACTAGTACCTGAGGAACCATCTATACCTGAGGTGCCTGAGGAACCTGAGGAACCTGAGGTACCTGACGAACCTGATGAGCCTGATGAACCCGAGGTACCTGAGGCACCTGTCATACCTGAAGAACCTGAAGTACCTGATGAGCCTGATTCTCCAGATGTACCTGAAGTACCTGATGAACCTGATATTCCAGATGAACCTGAAGTACCTGATGAACCTGATGTGCCTGAAGAACCTGAAGAACCTGAAGTGCCTGAGGAACCGTCTATGCCTGAGGTACCTGAAGAACCTGAAGAACCTGAAGTACCAGATGAACCTGAAGTACCCGATGAACCCGATATACCTGAAGTGCCCGATGAGCCTGAGGTGCCAGATGAGCCTGAGGAGCCAGATGTGCCCGAACTACCTGAAGTACCTGAAGAACCGGATGTACCTGAAGCACCTGTCATACCTGATGAACCGCTAGTACCCGATGAACCCGATGATCCTGAAGTGCCTGAAGTGCCTGATGATCCTGCTGCTCCTGGAGCTCCCTCTAGGTTTATACACCATTGTAGAGAAGTAGGGGTAGGCCAATTCCCTGTTTGGGAAGTAATATCGATTTCTATATCCCCATTTGATGAGTTATATGAATTAACTATTCCTACTATATACTGTGTGGCACTATATGCTAGTATTACAGTTTGACCTACTGTATATGCTAGTCCTGCGGCTATGTTTATATTAAGGGGGTCTCCAGGGGGATCGGTAATGGTTTGAGTGCTACAATCGGCATATATGTCACCATCTTCACCAGATGAACCCGAAGTGCCTGAAGTACCTGAAGTACCTGAGGAGCCTTCGGCACCCGATGATCCTGATGTACCTGATGAGCCGCTTCCTCCTCCTCCTGTTCCGTCATTATAATCTAATACAATACAAACTTCTTCCTCAGCATTTAATGGAAAATTACCAGATTGAGCACTAGCTCCTGCAGTTATTGTAAAAGATATATAATTAGTATTATCCGTTACAGCTGTGTAAGGAAAAACTGCGTAGTTAGCAGGATATTTTTTACTGTGTATTGTTAAATTACCTTTAGTACTATCTTTTAGGTAATCCGATATGTTAATATTATTAAGGTCCGATATGTTAATATCAACACGAGTTGTATTTCTAACATCTAAACTACTATAAAGACTTAATCTACCAGGGGAGGGGATTGTAGAGGGAGTTGAAACCTTGTAAGGTATACAAAATGCTCCTAAATCTCTATCTATAATAAATTTTTGTGCCATAGATTAGTGGTTCTTCGTTATAAATATTCAAGGTTTATAGTACCTTAAATATTTCTCTTGAAGATATTTTCCTAATCCATAAAAACCTTCATTTTTTTCTTTTAATTTTACTATACTATGATTTGTACGATATACTTGATTTTCATCTCCTGTTAATGTCCAAGGTATATTAAAAGGTACCCAGTTTTGGAAATCTATAGTTGGACTATTTTGAACTAATGCGTTATAGTCAGATTCGGAAGTTTCTAAATAAATAAATTCATTTCTACTTTTACAAAAAAATCTTCTAAATTCACCAAGTTGGTAATCCTGTTCAGTGGGTTGTGTAAAGAATAGTTGGGGGGAATTTCGTAAATTATTTCCTGAGATTCCTCTTAAGAGTTTATAATTTTCATTTTCAACATTGTCTTTAATATAGACTTGAGTTTGGTTAGCTTGTACTGGTTCAGGAATTGGGATTAGGAGTCTATTGGGTTTATTATCAGGATTTTTTCCTGTAAATAATTGGCCCTTATATGTTTTGTAGTAGTACCCAATGTAAGGTTGGGTTGTTCCTTTGATTACATAGTTCTTTCCCGCAGTATACAGATTAGTTTGAATTCTACTTTTGGGAACATAGGGCATATTGATAAATATTAATTAAAACTGATTTTGGGGGCCCGTAAAGAGGGGATTATCCTCTGTAATAGGTTCACTTAGTCTAGCTTTGGGCATAAACTGCCCTTCAACATTAGTAATCCATCCTGAACCATCTATGGTATGGTTTATGCCTTTAATAATAAATTCTATATTATCCCTATAACTTTGGGGGAGAAATTCATCTGTGATAGTGTATTTTTGAAAAATTTTCATTCCAGAAAGACCATCCATAGTAAGAGATAATGAAATAGGAATTAAAACGGGAGATGTTAAAGAATTATCCTTTTTTATATTTTCAGAAGATCGTATTTCAAAGTATTTATTTATGGCTGTAGAAAGTTTGTAAAGATTCGCACTATAACTAAAGGTACTATTAAGCATAACTGCTATTTCTGTACTTTTTACAGTTTCAGCATATTTTAATCTTCTATCCTGCCTAATTTGTTCTTCTTTTGCTGTTGTTGATTCAGCAGAAGTTTTTTTATCTAAAACTATTCTGTCTGTGTATCCCCTATTCCAATTTGAAAAAGAAAAGGAATTTTGGTCTACGCTAGTGTTGTTAGCTTGAGCCCCTATTGCTATTTGGGTTGCAAAATTAGGAGGGATTGTTGAGTTTATAGAAATATTTTTTACAAAACTACCCTTTTGAATACCTGTTATGTTTCCTTGCCCACTATTATAAAATCCTATTTGGAATTTTGAAGCTTCCTTTTCAGAATCAGGTAAAATGTTATTCGAGTTTCTTTTATTAACTATATATAAAATATTATCATCGGTATCATGGAATGGGGTTAATTCGGTTGCATTAGATAAAGATGAATTTATTTGGGTGCACAAAGCTAGTAGAAAGTCAATTAAAGCTAAGTTTCCTGCGCTGTTTATGTTTTTATCAAGTATATTAAAAATTAAATCTATATTTAAATGAATATGCATAAAATTATAAGTAAATTTATCATTTTTTTTATCTTTACTAGTTAAAAAATCTGATCCTAAAATCTGGTTAATTTTTTTGAAATCAAAAGTATTTTCAAATCCTAATTCATCGGAACCTTCAAGAGAAAATTCTACTACTCCGGTTTTAAATCTAGAGGGTATTAAGCAAGTACGAGGATCTGATGAAAATAAATCTTCAAGGGGGATAAAGCATTGATTTTCATCATATTCCCAATTTATACCTATTATAGGAGTAGAATTTTCGGTAGTATTATATAATAGAAGAAAATTTTGAATTATCCTTAATAACGCCCCAAATTTAATATAATAAAAAGCTTCGTCTGAGTTTTCTCCTTCAAGTTTTATTAATTCTTTAAGGGGTTGAGATGAAGGGGGAGAAATAATTTCATCTTTGTAGGGATTTAAATCTTCTAGGTTGGCACTTAATTTTATAGAGTCATTGGTAAGGTTAGAATTAAAATAAGATGCCTTACGTGGGGTTGGAACAACAATACCACTATATACGCCCAAATTTTCAGTTTTAAGTTCTCCAAGAGGGGAATCATCGCTTGAAAAAATAGAGACACCATCAAGACGTTTTTTAAAGTCTCCCAATATTCTTCCTATAGTTGTTGATTCAATTTTATTTTCTATTCCCGAAGAAGGGGAATCGGGTTCTGAACGTTTGTCACCGGGTAGATTTGTAGATATAGAAAGAGATTCTATAATATCTCCTGGGGAAAGAACTTTTACAGTTATATTATATTCCCCTTCAGGAGTAACTTCCCAATTATAATTGAGCACTCTACCTAACATACCATCATAGTTACCTGAGGAATCTGATCTAGTTTGTTTTATTTTATTTTGTATGTAAGTTTGAGGGTCTTCATCATTTCCACTTTTAGCTTGAAGAAACTCTTTATATACCTGGTTACCCGAGGTGACATCACTTTCGAGGGATTTATCATTTTTAAAATATATAGTGTGTCCCCATTCTAAAAGTAAAGTATATCCTAATCTCAAGTAAAGAGCTTCAATATGATTAAATTGTTGTACGTTATAGCATTTAATTTTAATTTCTCCTTCTATTAAAGAACCATTATTTTTAGGTTTAATATTAAAAGAAGTAACACCTGGGAGTGGAGTTAAGCCATAATTTGCAGTTGAATCAAATCCATAGGAAGCATTTTTTAATATAGAATCAGTATAATTGTCTACAATTCCTCCTTTAGGTTTTGAAGAAGTTGTAGTATTATTGGCCCCCCCAAATAAAACATATCTCTCAGCTAACCCAGATCCCTCAGGAATTCCACCTTTTCCGATGGGGGTGCCGGGGAGGTTGTTAAGTCTAGTTTGGTCTATGTTAACTCCTGATGTTAGGCGTAACCAACTATCTTTACTTGTAGTATATGAAATAAGTTCGTTATCGTAAGTAGTAGATCCTAATTTTTCTTGTCTAACTTTTATTTGTTTATCTACAAAAGGAGCGAAATTTTCACCTATAATTTTCCCCATAATTTATTTATTTAAAACTTTATATGCCTCTATAATATCAGAAATATTAGAGGGTATTCTTATTTGGTGGCCCAATGTAGGGTACAAACTATTAGGTTTGAATCTAGGGTTTGCGGATGATATAACCCACCATAAAGTAACATCCCCATAGTATTGATAAGCTAATAGATCGTATCTATCCCCTTCTTCGGCTATAACGTAGAAATCATTATCGCTAAAGGGAATTTCAGGATATTTTACATTAGCTCTATATCTTTTCCCTACAGGAGTACGAAATATGGGAATATTATTATATCTATTCATTATTGATATGAAATAAATTTGCTATCACTGCTTACTAATCCTTTACTATTATCAGTTATTGGAGTAAAATTAAACCCACTTACTTTAATGGATTTTGGGAGTTGTTTCCCCTTATCTATATCAAACCCAGCTTCAAATATTGGAGATAATGTAAAACCAGTTACAATTCCGGGTACGTCATTCAAATAATCTCCAAATGTCAATTTAACAAAATTTCCACGTATATAACCGCTATTACTGTAGTTAGGGGCTAAATTTTGTATTAATTTATTTAATTTAGCATAAATAGGAATTATTTGATTTGGATTTTCGGCTACTATTGTAAAGTCTAAATTTATTGCCCTACTAAACCCCTTATACTTATATGAAGGATATCCTCTACCGGTATAAGTGTATTCATCATATTGGGCTCCTATAGAATCTGAGAAGTTGTCTACATAAGCTTGCCAGTAAAGGTATTCGTTATCAGAGGGGTTATCAGGGTTAAGAAGATTTAAATAAAATTTAAATAATTGGGATTCTCCAAGTTCTTCTGCGCTTGACCCACTACTAACATTTAATAAGTTGGTATTTGTTGCACTAAATTTATCCCCTGTGTAAGTATATTGTTTACTCCCACTTACAGGAGATGCTAAGTTACCATACTTTCTAAGTATAAAATCTGGGTTGGATTGATATGAACGTTGGGTATAACTAGTGACAGAGTCATTAGTTAACTCATTAGGAGAGTTTGGATGGTATTCAATAGAGCTTCCATCAGGTTTTTTGTATGCCGTAGTAAGTGTTACAATAGAGCCAGAATTAACTACCCCCTTAGGAAAGTTTTCAGCACTATTGTATGTGCCTGCTTCAATTCCCTTTAAAGTAATTGGACCTAAAGGTGTATTAATTTCTTGTTCTTTAGAAGAGTAATTAGTATTAAAATAAGTTTGAGCTGCTGATACTTTGTTGAAGGAATTGTCTAAAAAAGATCCAGTAGTCCACCCGTATTCATTTTTGCCTGTAGTATAGGTTGCTCTTTTAGTTATAGTCTTACCTACACCTAATGTGGATCCCGGCCCCCCACTATAAGATAGTATATTAAGGTCACTAGAAGCAACTAGAGGGTTTTTAGGAAATAGTGAACCTAAAATTTTAGTATCATATAAAGATACTAATCTATTATTACTACTATCTCCTAATTGATTATTTTGGTCGTGGACCGCTTGTTCATATCTAATAAGACCCCCTCCAGGGAATAACCCTCCTTCAACTATCCCAGCCATGGGAGAAGTTGGATCCAAGCCTAATAAATTTAAATGAGTGCCTCCAAATCCAGCCACAACTTGAGCTAGGGTAGAAGAGGGAACATAAACTCCTTGATTAATGGTACCTGCAGCGTAAGCAGGGCCGGTAGTTGCTTCTGTTTTTACTGATGTTCTAGATAGAAGATTAGTAGTAGTTGTAAAGTTAAGACCTTTAGTAGTAGAAAAAAGTAATTTAGTTAATCTTGAAACATCTTCAACTCCTCTTCCGATAGCTCCTTGGCGTAGGAGAAAGTCGTTAGAAGCCCCAGGAGTTTCCCCTTCCGGAATAGGTTCTGTAATAAAAGGTTCTTTACTACTACCCCCACCAGGGCGATCCTTTCCATAGGTTAGAGACTTAAGGTCTGTTTTAAGATCAATTAAGGGCATCTATTAGAATGATCTATTTTCAGGAGCGTTATCCCTATAATTATCTGCAGGAGTAATGCCTCGCAAACCTAGAGAGGTTGGAGAGGGTAAACTAGGTAATTTAGGATTAGCATTTAAAGAATACTCATCATGGAGTTTTGATAAATTAGTTCCAAAAAATGAGCCTGCAGGAACCGTTGGGGGTCTACTTGCAAGATCAGAAGGTGATGTGTTGTATAGGTTAATAATTGACATGATTGTGATTTTGTTATAAATATTAAATTATTGTAATTTATAAGATCCTACTGTTAAGGCAGTTCCTACTTTTGTACCATCCAATGTAACCGTACCCTCTTTACCTAAAATAGCATTTAAGGTAGCATTCATTTTATTCATTTGTTCTACTAAAGGAGCTATGTTTATTGAGGTAGGAGAACTTTCAGTATTGTTATTATTATTAGTAACAGTTTCAGTATTGTTATTATTTGTAATAGTTTCAGTTATACCCATTTGTGGGGGTGATACTATATCATCTCCCATTTTTAAATCAGTACCTGCTACTATAGTATCTTTATCATTTAGGGAAATTGCACCTTCAGGACCAAATAAGGTACGTTTACCGTATCCTGATCCTCCTTGTGATGGAGAGATAATATCGTCTCCCTGGAATGTGCCTAAAAGTGCTGCTGTTGCTAATCCCGCAGTGGCTGCCATAGCAATTGCAGCTATAGGACCAAAGAAAATTCCTGTTAAAGCTCCTGCAAAAACAGCGGCAGCTATAGCAGAAAATTCTAATATTCCTGCCAATTTTTCAGCAGCACCCGCTAATCTTTGTTGGACCGATAATGCTGTAGCTGCTTCTTCTGCTCCTTCGGCAGTTCGTTCCGTAAATTTATCTGCTTCTGATGATATGCTTTCTTGAGTTCTAAGAGAATTAGCTAATTCATCAGCAGTTAATCCAACAGCATCCGCTAACGCTTGTTGTTGAATTACATTCATAGCTTGGAATTCAGCAGCACTACCTACTTGTTTAGCTATTTCAGCGGCCGCTCCTGCTGTATCTCCATTTAATGCTAGTAATCTAGCTTGTTCAAGATTAAGTTGTTTACCAGTTAAAAGTTCAGCTTGCATTTCAGCTTCAATACTTGATTCAAAATCAAGTAACTTTCCAGCCATTTTAGCAGTTTGCTCTACTTCTAAACCTAAAGCAGTTGCTTGAGCTACCGCTTTAACTAAACCTCCAGGGGTTTTTTCTAGGTTTAGTCTTAGGGCTCCTGATATTTTGTTAGCTTTATCTAAAGCGGCATTTGTGTTTAAGTTAACTTTTAAGGTTTTTTCAGCTGCTACTAAAGATTCTAATTGGTAATTTTTTATACTTTCTAAAGAACGACCCGTAGCTAATGCTTCTTTAGTAACATTACCTAAAGCTTCTTCAGACATATTAAATCTTTCTCTTAAAAAGGTAGCAGATACTAGTAAATCTTCATCAAATATTATAGCAGTACCTCCTAATGATGAGTTTAAATCATTAACGGATTTAGTAAGGGTATCAACATTAACTCCTATTTTGTTGCTCGTGAAAGCGGTCATAGCAAGTTTATCATTTAGGTTAGTAGCTTCACCAGCACTTAATCCTAAATTTTTTCTTAAACCTACTACTCTAGTATCTATTTTTTTAAGAGCTTGGGAACTTTTAACTAAAAGAGCAGTAAATATATCAGTGGGTTTAATGTTTGATAATAAGTTTTTACCTATTTGTTTAATAAAAAATCCTAATTTTTTAGAATTTGAAATTTCCTTACTACTTATTTTTAATCTACGACTCATAACATCTGTCATACGAGATGTTTGATTAGTAGCCCCCTCTATATCTAAAATAGAAGATAATTTTCCAGACTTATCAAAGTTTTTTAGAATTCCATTTAACCCCCCCGTAAGTTTTCCTACAAGGCCTAAAGATTTACCTCTTTCATCATTTTGTTCTTCTAAATCCTTTAAAATTTTACGTTCTAACTTAATTTGATTTTGAAGTTCTACTGTAAGTTCTTCGCTTATTCCTACTCCATTCATCTGAAGTAAATTAATACGGGATTGGAGTGCTACTATGTTTTGTTCGCTTTTTTCTCTAATAGAAAGAATTTCTTTACTTATATCTTGACCTTTGTTTATCTTTCTTTGAAGATCAAGTTGAGTATCCAGGCTACTGACTATTCCCTTAACGGATTTAGTTAAATCCCTTTCATAAGTTTTAGCTATTTTTTGGCTAATTTTATCTAACCCTTGAGCAGAGTCAATAGCATCCGTAATAGCATCCGTAATAGTAACACCTAATGAAGAAAAGGCATCAATTAAAAAAGTGGTTTCTTGAGTTAATTTTTGAGTTTCTTCTCTAGCTCTATTGATGTCGTCTCCTGCTGCCATGTTAAGGATTTATTATAAATATTTAAAAATAAAACCTTTATCGATATGTGGTTCGTTTTAAATGTTCTGGGGATTTGACCTTTCCAGATGAATCTATTACTGTGGTTTGGTTAGGGGTTTTAGATTGGGATTCTTTAGCATTGTTAGATTTTTGATTATAATAATCTTTAATTTGCTCAAAAGTAAATTTTTTAAGCCATAAGGGCATATTATACACAGTTTCCCAATCATATCCCCCTTGCCCATGAAATACTATTTCATGTATTTGAGTAAATGTAGACTTTCTTAAATAAGCTGCCTTACTCGAAGTCAGGATAAAAAAAGCGGATACCAATTGGGAGGGGGAAAGAATCCCCTCCATCATCGGGAAAAAAAGTTAAATCAACGTCGGGTTGAAATTCAAGAACATATTTTCTAAAAGCTCTGGCATCTTTAGCTAGTAAGTAATTATCTACAAATTCTCTTATATCCTTAGGTTCCCTACTTTCCCCTACTGAAGTAATGATATACTTTAATCTTGTAGAACCATCGGGATTAGATTGGTTTAGTTTTTTAATACCTGCAAGTTCTTTTTGGATTTTTTTCTCATCACCATGGGATAGTAATTTAAAAGTGATGTCGGTATCTGTATGAGGTAAGGTATAACTAAATTCATTTACTCCGGAGGTAAAAAGAGATTCATCGAAGGGTTTATTTTCAATTTGGGTAAGATCTACAATATGAGTAGTATCTCCTACAGTAAACTCATAGTCTTTACCATACCCCAATACACGTGCTGCTATTAAAATTGCGTTTTTATCCCCAATTAATAAGTCATCATACTTAATACTTGAAACTATTAAAGATTGAAGAAGTTTATCAATTACTGTTCCGTTTTTAATGTAAGCAGAGTTGGTTAAAATATCTTCTTCCCTAGCAGTCATATACTTCATTTCTATGGTTCCGGAAGAAAGGGGGTTGTCTTTTGGGTATAAAAGACCTTTTGAAGGGAGTTCTACAGTTTCTGTAGGTAACTTTAGGTTGTCGAGTGCCATTATGGATAACTATTTGTTTGATATAAATATATAATAAAATAAAAAGAGCGCACTTTCGTACGCTCTTTCTTTATATTTTGTATTTTGTATTAGAAATTCAATACACAGTAATCAGGTTGTACTGTCATTGAGATTTCAACAGCACCCTCACTATCGTAATTGTAATCACCAAATGTTGCTTCGGTAATTATAGCTCCTTTAATGATCCATTCTGAGACTACATCACCTACAGGACCCAAGACATTTACTGTCATATCCTTTTTATAGAAATCAGAATAACCATCTCGGCCTGTTACTGATTCGTGGTGTAATCTTACCCATTCCATTACTGATTGAGCTCCAGAAGGAGTAATTGCATCAAATAATGTCATTGATATGGTACCCCAAGTGGTTTTGCCTTTTACAAACCTTTGAACGTTAATGTGATTCAAAGGAATTGTTGCTTGGGATACTGAAACTGCTCCTAATCCTTTAATAAGGTAAGCGGGAAATCCATCTACATACAAAACAAATCTATTTTGTTGTTTTGGTTCAAACGGGGTGAAAAATATTTCGTTGGGATCTAATACTGCCATTGTCGTGTTTTGTTATAAATATTACAAATTCAATTTCTTATTATGCGGGGAATTCAGCTCCTGTTGGCAATACGTTGAAATCGAGGATTATAAATTCTGCTGTTCTGGTTGGCTGTAAGAATATCTGGCCTACCATTTGATTTCTATCGATTACATCAGGAGTGTTATTAGACGCATCCATTACTACCTTAAAGGCATATACACCTTGTCTTTGTTGCACACTTTCCATGTATGGATTTACTTGGGCTAAGAAGTTATTTCTAGTAGCTGCAGTATTTTGTTCAAATACTAAGTTGTTAGCAACTTGACCAATATAGCTCTTAAGGGCAATTAATAACCTTCTAACATTTACACGATCAAGTGCAGATGCTTTCTTTTGTAATGTCTTTTGTCCAAATACTACTGTTCCGGTTGCAGGGAAATTAGCAATTGGGTTTACATTGCTCTCGTACAAAGTATCTCTTTGTGATCTTTGTAATTTTCTTTCAGGACGGATTACTTGAGATAAACCTCCTCTATTAATACCTGCAGGTGCAAACCACGGTTCAGAAGCATTGTCATTAAAGGCATATACACCTGGGATTAATGTTGATGCTGGAACCCAATTAGTTTTTCCTGTATTAGGATTAATAATCTGACACCAAGGCCAGTATGAAGCTGCATAGCTAGAGTTAATGCCTGAAGTTTGGTTTGTGGTAGAAGTAATAGTAGATCCATATTTTGTAAGATCAACTACAGCGATCGCATCTCCTCTATTTTGAGTATTAGCTATTAATGTGTTTAATACGCCAGTATGTGCTGCTATACCGTGGAACAATCCAGGAGCGGTGATTACGTTGTATTGGTATTCGTCGTTGTTAGTTAACAAACTAAATGCGTCGCTATAATCCTCAGCTCTTAAGCCTTGAGTATTAGTATCAATTTTTTCATTAAATAAAGCTTGTTCACTGCCTGTTAATTCACCTAAGCCTTGTAAGAAAGATCCACTTGCAACTACAGGGATAGATTCTTCATAAGCAACACTTGCAGCGGACCCTGTGTTATTAAAGAAATTAGGGGTAGGTTGCAATACTTCACTTACATAAACATAATTACTTTTATTAGGATAAGATCCAGTTACTTGTAAATACTTATTTCCATCACTATCAGATAGGAGTTGTTGAGAACTGTCACCTATTACTTTAGCTACATAATTATCTTGGAAAGGATCTAATGATACTCCGGCATAAGTTTCTAATACAGATTTGTCGTTGGTTAAATCGTTACCCTGTCTAATTAAAAGATTAAAAGTTCCAGATCCTGTGTCTGAAAAAGATACTTCCCATCTTACATTGCTATCAGTTCCATTTGGTAAATCCCCATCATTTCCTTCAACTCCCCCACCACTATTCATAATAGTACCTTCAGAAATAGTTTTAAGTATAAGAGATGTAGATGAGTCTCCGTCAATCCTGGATTCAGCAGACGTAAATGAACCTGTTACAACTCTAGTTACCAACAAAGTATTACCTCCGTTTTGGAAGTAATTATATGCTGATACCGCTGTTAAATGGGAATAAACTTGCCCACCACTTACAAAAGTTGAGCCAAATCTATTTTGGTATTCACTATAAGAAGTAACTATAGTTGGGATTTCAACAGGGCCTAAAACAGTAGGGCCTACAATTGCAGCTCCTACTTCTACAGGTTGTTGTGTGATAAATGACTGGTCGTTTTCTCTTGTGAATACTCCAGGTGATACTATTTGTTCTGCCATTTTGATATATTGTTAAAATATTTTATTCCGTTTTTGAAAACATCCCCGATTCTAAATCGACGGTTCCGTTCCCATATTTTTCTGTTAAGTCTTGTCCTGTTTTTGTTTCTCTAGTTTGTAACTCACCCATAGCTTCTACTAATTGGTCTTTTTGCAACTCTAACAACTGCATTTGGTATTCTAATTGCCCAAATTGGGTAATAAGATTCTGTTGCTGGGATTGTAACTCTTTAATAGAATTTATTTCTTCTTGAGATAGTTTAATTTGTTCACTCATTTTTGATAAATATTAAATTTTTATTGAAACTGTTTGTCATAAATATTAACTTTTTTCTAAAAAAACATTAAAGAAAAATATTTGTATCAGTATTTTGAGGATTTCTGGTGTCGATGGGTTGGTTGATTTGGGCTTGATTAAGATCATTTAAATTAGCTACAGTTTCTTGTTGTACGACAAACTGAGCTTGGCTGAATCTTTTCTTATCTACTGTAAGGTCTTTTTGAGGGATATCAGGAATGATATACCCCATTAGATTTACATCAAAATTAGCTCTAACAGTACGATCTTTCCCAGCACTTACTTCAGTTACTGTAGTGAAGGAATTAATAGTTGCTTTAAATTTAAATCTTTCGGGATTTCCCCAATATGAATCTGCAGCATAATTTACAGATTCAATTATTTTATTTAATTGTTCTACATAATATGTGTATACTATGCAGCTATAAGTCATTTGAACGTAGTTGGGGACTACAATAGTATGAAATTCTCTAACAGGAACCCTATTATTAAGAATATTAAACTTATCATACGCATTTTGTTTATTATAAGAAGTTTGCGAATAAGCTACGTTAACCGGGTGGTTAGCATCCAATTTATTATACTGCCCCTTAATAGGAGTAAGTGAATTACGTTTAAACATAATTACAGGAGACATAAGTTTACCTCTCTGGTCTCTCATGTATCCATCACGTTGGACTGTTTTCCATCTTTCAGGAGAACCATATATTAAAGGAACTTCAATACGTTGTCCATTTTGCATTACAAAAGGTTTAATAACGTTTTGGAAGTAATACATTATAGACTCATCTATATCCTTAATGCCTACTGAAAAAGGCTTAGCAGTGTCATCTCTAAGAGATGTTTTATTACCTCTATTTAAATCTTGAGGTTGGTTTGGATTACCCCTTGCAGTATCAAAGGGTTCAATAAAGCTATTAGCTATCTCTGCTTGAGTTTTTGGTATTGGTATTCTTCCTTGTGTAGCCATTATAATCTTTCTTTAGTTATGCCGGGTTTATCACCAGGGACATAATGAGTTTCACAAATAATAGAAAAATTAGATCCAAAAATTTCTAAGCCTGGGTTGAGTGGATTTACATTATATGGGTAATCCGGGTCTTTACCTACAATAAATTGGTTAGCATTAGTGTTTTCTATCTCATAGTAACCTCCATAATATAAAATTATATCTCCTACTTCGGGAACTAATTTGGCATCTTGTAAATCTTCACGAAGAAATCTAAAGGTAATGGGCCATTCAAAATCAGGAAGACCCATATCATCTATGGGGTTTGCTTGGACTTGTCTTTCAATTAAACAATTGAATAAAACCGGCCCATCGTAATACTTATCTTCAGCAGATTCACCATATATGTTTATAGTAGTCTGGTTTAGGTTATATTTGTAAAATGCACATTCTTGGGTTATAATATTCCCTAACAACTCTCTATTGACAGTTGTAAATAAATTTACATCTCGTGTTCGTCCAAAAAATGCCATTAGCCTATAAAGATTGTCCAGGGTGCTGCACTAAGATCCTTTTGTATAAACTCGGCGTTTGCTGCTTTCTTTTCTAATAACCTATTTCTTGATGTTTCTTCTAGATATGCTCTTAATCTTTCAATTAAAGCTGTTTTATCTGTAGTGGCGGATTGGATTAGATCTGCCTGGTTGAGGGTTACTTCAGCTCCCGGGATAGGTACTGTTGTATATTTACCTCTTACATAACCTAATATTTCTTTAGATAGAGCTAAAGTGTATTCAAATATCCATTGTCTGCCAATAGAATTAATGTATGAATAAGTTGGATTTGTATAGGGTACTGTGGAGATATCTGTTACTACTCCTATTCCCATACTTCCAGATACTACTGCCCTATTTCTATCAGTTTTTAAAATGTATTTAAAACGTAGCTTTCCGGGACCATTAGGAATAGGGAATATTCTTAGTTGATTATTTATTAATTCAAAACTATAGTTAGATCTTCTAATAGTATCATTAAGCTCAATAGCTTGTAAGACTTGTAAGTCATAGTTAATGGGCATCATCATGAAATTGATACCCGGAGACATGTTTCCAAATCCGAATTGGTCCATCATCCCTCCTACATCAGAACCTCCAACACCTGCGTAGGGGTCAAAGAATCTTACAATAGCGGGAGTAGATTCATAAAATATTTGTTTAATTTCTAAATTGCCTGCTTCTATACCTGAACCCGTTGCCCAGGCTGTCATGTCATAAGTTTGAACATTAGCTGATAGATCGAGGCTACCATCTCTCCAAGTTACAGTACCTCCTACACCTGCTTCTTCACCATATTGTTCAGATAAACGAACAATTCCTGCTAAGTTAGGTTGTTGTAGTTTATAATTTAATAGTGATCCCGTTGTCGACCCCTCTAGTGAGAGATAGTTTTCACTCGCTTGAAACGCGTATACTTCATTACCATACGTGGTTACTGCTTCCTCAAACGCAGCATAAAAGCTAATATCTTGCAATTCAACATCTGTTAAAGGGTATCCTAAACGGCGAGCACAAAATACAGATACGGCATCAGCATCAGTTTGGAATTCAACATCACTGTCATAAAAACCGAATGGTGTTTCACCCGGGGCAAATGAAGATGAACCGGGCCAGATGGGAGTATTGGGCATGTTGTTTTGTTATAAATATAGCAGGATTTTAAAGGAGGTTAGGTTTTAATTATTTATAAATTAAATAGGGTACCATTCATTAGGATTAGGAGGGTAAGGGATACGTACGTCATCTCTCCAATACCAATCACTAATCCCATTAATCAATTCAATATAATCAGCAAGGGATTGTTCATCATTAAAAATACTTAAAAATTGTTGACCTGTGGTTAATGTTTGTTCAGGTTCTATATAACCAATTTGTTGGGGTGTTAGCTCAATTCCATTAGAATATGCAACCCAAAATTTGGGTCCTGTTTCTTCTGTGCATTGGAAAGTAGTAGTAGTTAATTGCATTTTTTAATTTAAAGATTATTGACCATTATCACCCGCATCTAAAATAGTCCACCCGTAAGTACCGGTAAGAGTGTTTCGTGCAGAACTTGCAATGGATCCTGAGTATTGGGTTAAATTAGCCTCAAGGGTTACATTAGATTGTATATTAGGAGCTTGGGCAGCCCATCCTATAAGAATATTACTATAGTTTTCGTCTGAAAGGTTAGGTACATTTCTAAACATTCTAGACATATTAGTTACACCACTTATATCCCAACTTCCTAAATCTTGGTTAAATCCAGTTCCTGTAGGGGCACCAAATCCTGCTCTAAAAAACATATCTTGAAATGTAGTAGCGGCACTTGTGTTCCAATTAGATATATCTTGATCAAAATCACGACAATCATAAAACATACTAGTAAAATTAGTAACATTAGATACATCCCAACTGCTAATATCTTGATCAAAAGCATCGGCATTATAAAATACCCGTTGCATACTTGTTAAATTACTTACATCCCAACTTGATATATCCTGATTAAAAGATGTTGCATTAAAAAATATAGTATCTATAGTAGAAACATTACTAATAGAACTTGACCAACTTGTGAGGGGTTGATCAAAATTAGTACAACCATTAAACATTCCATAAAGAGAACCCCCAGAAATATTCCAATTATCAATATTTTGGTTAAAGCTAGAACAATTTTCAAACATTTCAAAAAATGTAGTTCCGCTAGAAACATCCCAAGTTGTAACATTTCCATTAAAAGCAGTGGCACCTGTAAAAACTTCAGTAAAATTAGTAATGTTACTCACATCCCACCCTGAAAGGCTTTGGTTAAATGATGTAGCTCCTTGGAACATTCTACGCATAGAAGTAGCAGTAGAACTTAAAGTCCAATTACCTATGGGTTGGTTAAATACGGGGGCGAAATTAAACATAAATTCATAGGTTGACGCGCTACTGACATCCCAATTTGATATATCAGCATTGAATATAGGATTTTCTTGAATAAATCTTAGGAAATCTGTAACATTACTCACATCCCATAAAGAAACATCAGGATTGAATGATATTCCTGCAAACATGTAACTCATAGCTGTTAAAGAACCCACATCCCAACTACTAATATCTTGATTGAATGAGGAGGCATTTAGGAACATGGACCTCATATCCGTTACACTACTTACATCCCAACCTGAAATATCCTGGTTAAATGAAGTAGCTCCGTTGAACATCGCATTCATTCTAGTTATTAAACTTGTATTAAAATTTACAATCTCGGGATTATTATAAACAGTATTTCCGGCAAATAGTGAGTTAAATGAAGTTACATTACTAATGTCCCAATTAGATATAGATCCTGTAAATTGGGTATCTTGAAATACTCCCTCCATTGCGTATGGGGGTGAAGTACTTGAAAGTCCTATGGTAGCATGAAAATTAATATTTGGGTTGTCAGATCCTTGTGCAAATTGTCTAAAGTCTCCTGTTATAGGGCTCCCAGAAGTACCCCAAGAAGTAAAATCACCTACAAGAGAATTATTATTTATAAAGGTTTGATAATTACCACCTCGAGGAATATCTTTAGATCCAAAATTAGGAACATCCGTAGCAGTCATATACCAGTTTTCACAATTTTGAAAAATTTTATCAGAAAGATATATTTTTACAGGACCCCAAGATTTTACATTTATTAATTTAAGCCTATCATTAGCAGCAGTTGCTGTACTGCCATCTTGGGCTGCCCATGAAATATGGTCAACCCCATTAGAAATATTTTCAGAAATAATGATATCATATATCCCAACAGAATTATACGTGTGAACAACTTCAGATTGATTCCAAGAAGTGATATTATCAGAGGTACCATCACCCCAAGAAACACTAAAATCATAAGTTCCTGTAGATATTGTGGGAAGTCTATATTGAAATATTGTGGTACTTCCAACTTCAGTATTTCTAGTATCTATAGTAAAATTAAAAGGTAAAACATTTGTTGATGTTCTTGGATAAGCGGCAGCAGATAATTCAAAAAGAAAAGCCATTATCAAGTAGTTGCTCGTTCACCTGTTAAAGTCCATGTATTAGTACTGACTCTTTTTAAAGCTATAACAGCATATTGACCTGACGTTACAAGAGTTGCTGAGGAATTAATTGTAACTCCGCTCCCTGCTGCTATAGTAATAGGAAAGGCATTACCCTGTTCAAAAGCTACTTCACATGAATCAGGCCATGAAACATCTGATTGGGGAGGGACTGTGTAAGTAGCTCCTGGGGAGGAAGGAGAACATTTTATATAGGTTAAATTATCACTTAAAGCAAGTGTTCTTCCTGTACTTTCTAAAGAAACTGAAAAAGAAGTACCAGCTTGCCCTGCGGGGCCTGCTGGTCCAGCAGGACCTTGTAAAGCGGGATTATCTACTTTAGTTAATTGAAAATATCCTTGTTGGGCGTTGCAAGTACCGCTTGCTGCATAGTTAGCTACTTTAATTTCTATTTGTTCATTACCGCCAGGACAATAAATAATTCTAGAAAGAGTACAACTAGCCTCATCAGCCCCACTAGCATTTCTTATATAACCATAAGCTCTACCTTGTACTTCAACCCCATTAATAAAGATATTCATTCCAGGAGTAGTTCTTGCCCCACCTGTATTAAAGGCAACTGCAGCATCTACTTGGTAATATCCTGCTTCAGAAATAGTAATTACTGATGTATTACTCCCTGTTGAAGGGGTTAAAGAACTTCCTTGGTTGTATTCAATTTGGTCAAACTGAACATTTATAGGGGTAGTTACGTTATAGTTTACTGAAGTATTTATAAAAAAAAGTCCTGCGGACTTAAATGCAGGTTCTAAACCTAGATTAATAGAAGATGCTAAAGAAAAATCTACAATAGAACCTGATGTGATAAGTGAACCTGTAATGTTAGTATCTCCTATTACCTCTAAACTACCACTAATTATAGCACTTCCTGTATATGGGAATGGATCTTCATTAAATGATGATGTAGGTGTTGCAACCGCATTCCAGGTACTATCTCCTACCCAAGCATAACCTGGTTGGAGGTTAGGTATATCATTACTTCTCCCCGCTCCTAATACTGTTATTTCTCCATTATTGGCAACTCTTCCTACTCTAGCGATTTTTTGGATTAAAGCAGAACCTGTTGGTCTGTTAGGAGTTAAGATTCCTTCACCTACATATAAACTTTGATTAATTGAATACCCATTAGTATCAACCCCTCTTACGGCACCTAATAAAGTAGCATAACCCTGATCGTTGGCATTTAATGTTTGGTCTAAAATACCAATAGAGGGCATGGTGTTAGCTTCTGAAGCAGAAGCAGGGGCAATTTGAAATATAGAAGCTCCCTGGAAGCCACTTATGTATACAGGTGTTCCTATAGGTAAGGTTATCCCATATGTATTTTTTACATCTATGTTAGTTCTATCAGACCAATCAAAACTTAGATTACCACTACCATCAGTAGTAATAAATTGTTTTTCACCCCCATCAATAGCAGGGTAGTTAAGTCCTGAGGCTGTTAAGTATTGTATTTCTGTAGATCCAGTAACTACTAAACTACCACTAATTATAGCACTCCCTGTGTATGGGAATGTATCAGGGGAGTTTAAAGCATAAGAAGCTGTTAAAGCATAAGAGGCAGATATGGAGGAGGTGGATAATCCTGATTCTTTGGCGTAATCGGCATAAGAAGAGGATACTTCTTTTATAATCTCATGGGAAGCAGATACAGCATATTCAGCATAAGAAGCAGTTACCGCGTAAGAAGCACTTATAGGGAGAAAAACTGACCCAGTACCATCATATATAACAGTGCCATCAGTTTGTAATACCCTTTGATAAGTATTTTCTATATTTTGCCCTGTTAAATCAGGTAATGCCATTCTTAACCTATTTTAGACAACCCTGTTAATACTCCTTCAATGATGGTTTCCTTTTGATTAGAGGCAATTTCATTTTCTTGTAAGTAAGTACCAACAAGATTGTTGAGTTTATCTTTTTTAATAGAGAGATTTTCTAAATTAATATCTTCCTTAATCAACAACCGTAGTAGGGTAATGATATGTTCCCTTTCGTGGAGAGACACGCTATTTTTAACATTCTCTACAGAGACTGTAGGTTTTGATTCAGTTAAGACTTCTAAATCTTCTTGAGATTTAACTTCTACGGTAATCTTTCGTGAAGTATCTACTGTAAATTTTGATTTCCATGGGGTAAAATAAGTATCATCCGCAATTACTTCCAATTTGATATCTCCACTGATGTTTTCATCTAAGAGACCTTTTAATTTTTTAATAGGAATTTGGCATTTGCCTGTTGAACTTATAGTGCCCTTAAACATAAGGTTTAAGCCTTCAGATTCTACTAATAGACGTGCTTGACTATTCTTTAAAGAAGCCCCTTCTAATTTTATATTACACTCAAAGAGTTCGGTTTTGTCAGTAAATAATTTGTACATTATATGTCTATTTTTAAATCTATTCCTAATACTTCCTTAGCAACTAGCGCTACATCCGTAATACGTATTTGCCTTTCCTTTACCTCTTTAGTTTCTTTGTATTCTACGCCTTCTATTTGGCATATGAGTTTTATAAAGCGTTTTTTCTTTTTTTTATCTTTAAATACTTCACCATAAGCTCTTCCGGCTTGTATTACTTCTTCAACTAGAGCGCAATCGTCCCATGTAAAGGGGTTACGGCTTTGTCTTGCTCCAAATGGGTTAGTGTTCCAGGCAAAATTAGCATTACCCCATTCAAATGGTATTCTAGAAGACATTAATTATTATCCTAATGAAATTTTTAAGTTAACTCCATCTCTCCATACTTGGCCTATAAATTCGGGGTCTGATGTGGGTAAGCTTTGAGCATCTAAGAATATTGAAGCCGTATTGATTACTACAATATTTTTTCTACTTCCATCGTTAGTACCATTACTTACAATAAATAAAGCTTCATCGATTTTTCCTATCCCATCAGCATCACCGAATTTTGTAAATTTACCTACCGCAGTTGAGTAATCCCTTTGGGCAATTGTATTATCACCTGTAGAAAATGAACCGGTACCTTGGGCTCTTGATCCAGAACCTGCTGCAAATGAGTAAGAACCATTTGCTAGAGTTGTGAATCCTTGAGCATGTGATGATTCTCCTATAGCTAGTGTAAGGGTACCTTCAGCATGGGAAAAATCACCTGAGGCGGATGTGAAAGATCCTTCGGTATGGGATCCCCTTCCAAAGGCAAATGTATCGTACCCTTCAGCATGGGTAAATGATCCTGTTGCATGGGTG